TGATAGCTTTATCTGCTAGTTTTGTTGCAGCTTTAAATCCTGCAGCTCCAGGTATCCCGATCTGTGTAAATACTTCTACAAGTTTGCCCGCAACTCTATCTTGTGCTGTATCTTCAAATATATTTACATCATCAAAAAATTGTTCAACGCTTGCTGCTGTGTTAGAATCTGCTCCAAGGTCCACGAGCTCTGCACCTAGAGATACAACTCCCTCAACCGTTTTTAATAAACCAGATGCAAAACCTGCAGCAACAGATGAGAATATACTACTCTCACTGTTTAGTTCTGCTTCTGATAATGGGACAAATTTTGCCACGGTTTACTCCTACGGTGTTTGATACATTTCCTCACTAAATTCTTCGCCAAGTTCTTTTATTTTTGGAGTAATTACATCTGGTTTTGTTTTTTGACCAAACAATCCCGGTGTTGTATTAGGATCTGGCATATCCTCACCTGTTGGATCTATATCAGCAGAATCTGCTGGGATAAGTGCAAATTTACCTGTTTGATCTTTTACAAATCTCATGGCTTTACCTGTTCTAACATCGTATACAACTTGACGAGCTAGTTGTGGATTTTGTTTTACAAATCTTTGAATATCTTTTGGTTTTTGTAAACCAGAAGAATCTATTACAGATGTAGCAACTGACTCTTGTCCATACTCTTCTACTAAACCAGGGTATGTTTTAGTTGCAAACTCTACTTCTCTTGATGCCCTTATTGTGTCACCATCATATTTTGTATCAGCAATCGCTTGTACTCTTTCAGTTGTGTCTGTTGTTTTCATACCAGCTATTTTCTCTGCTGATTCTAATTTTCTAGTAGTTTCACCTTTTAGAAACTCTCTCTCTTCCTCTGCTAATTCTTTTGCAAATTTTCTATCAGACGCTGTTTTTAACATTGCTGCTTGACTTGCTTGTAATCTATTAAATGGATCTCTTGCAGCTGTTGCAGCTGTTTGAAATATATTACCTTGTGGTGGTGTTGCTAAAAGATTTAAACCAAAACTAGTTAAAAAACCTGGCATACCAGCAAATTGAAAGTTAGGCATTGTTCCTTGTTGATAGCCTACACGTCCACCATTATTAAAATTTTCCTCAGCATATAATCTAGAAAAATCTTCAAAAGAAAGAGTACCACCTTGTTGTTTATAAACCATAAACGCTTCTGTTAATTGTTTTATTTTCATATCCATGTCAGCACTAGCCATTTTTGTTTTACCTAATCCTGATGTAATACCCTCTGATGTAGGGCCACCTAGTCTAAACATTGGTCTTCGTAAAGTTCTATTCATATTATATTGTTAAATTTAAATTACCTGGGTTTTTAACTGCACCATAAATACCTGCAAGTGTTGTACCAACACCTAATGCAGTTTGTAATGGTGTAGGGTTAGGTGTAACTGTTTGTTGTGTTTGTGCAGGATATCCACCCATTAATCCTGTTACTTGTCCAGCAAATCTATCTAATTGTTGTTGTGGTAAGAATGCTGCTTGTCTTGCTGCCTCTCTCTGTGCATCAAGAGTTGCTTGTGCTTGCGCTTGGTTCAGTGCGCCCAATGTTCCAAGTTGTGATACGTCTCTACCAGTTAATGCTTGTTGTGCTTGTCCAAACTGAGCTTGTTGTCCTGCTAGTCCAGATCTAAATGCTCCTAAACCTTGTTGCGCTGCTGCTAAACCAAATCTGTTTGCAATATCTTGTTGTCTAGCTTGCATCGCTTGTCCAAATCCTTGTTGCAAGAGACCTGCTTGTAATAAAGCTCGTTCTCTCGCTGCCCCTGTGCCAAACTCAGCGAGTTGCACTCCCGCTCGGCCAGAACCGAGCACACCCAATTTCGCTTGTTGATCTCTTATTTGCTGTTCTTGAACAGCTCTGTTACGATCAAACTCTGCTAATGTAGCGTCAATAACTTGTGACTGATACGGTGACATAAAATCAGTTACTTGTTGTGTTGTTGGGGCACCTGTTGAAATAGCAGATAAACCTCCAAGAGCGCTAGTTCCTAAACCACTAGCTAATGCTGCTTCTTGTTGTGCTTGATTTAAAAAAGGTTGAAATGCACCTATACCTGCTTGTGCTACTTGTTGTGCTTGTGTTTGTAATGCGTCTTGAGCAGCGACTGTTGGTGCAAGTCCTGCTAAACTTTGTTGTCTAGTTGTAAATTCTCTTGCTGCCTGTTGTCTAGCTTGAAAATCCTCTGCTGTCTCACCTGCTTGTTGTGATATACCTGCAAGACCTGTCGCTACAACTGGCACACCACTTTGTGCCGTGATTTGTGTTGCAAGATCTTTTCCTATATCTTGTATAAATTGTGCAGGTACATTTTGTACAGTTTGAACAGCCATTATAATACTTCCTCTAGTCTTTGTGATGTTTGAAACATTTTTCTTGCGCCTTCTAAGCCTTGCGATTCTTCAGATACGTCACCTCCGGCTTCGAGGTTCTTCATCATGTTATACATAACTTCTGCGCCTTTGTCTACACTTCCGTCACCTGCATTTCTAACAGCATCAGCTGTAAATACAAACTCATTCTTTGATAATCTTGCAGGGACATCATCTGCTTTTTCCATACGTCCTATTGGCACAAATCCACCTTCAGCTCTTAAATCCATCTCTTTACCACCCATGTCTAATAGTGGCATTGTTTTCTTTGCTACTGGTTCTTTCATAGAACCACCTTCAGCTCTAAATCTTCTTGCTCTAAAATCATCTCTAACATTACCTTGTGCTCTTGCTATAATAGAATTTCTAGCTGCTTCTATGTCTATACCAGTAGAATCTGCTAATTGTTGTGCTTCGTTTTCTTCTGCTGGTGTTAACATTCCTGCTGCTATTGCAGCTCCTCCTATTAAAGTTCCTATACCCAAACCACCACCTGATGTCCCTGCAGCTGTTCTAGCAGCATTAAAAGCTTGCCTGTCTAAACCAAAATCCGCTACAGTTTTAGTAAAAGGTTTACTTAAAAATTTAGCTTTACCTGCAGCTATGGCATTTCCAATACCACCAAATCCAAACATACCTGGTGCGTATCCACCAAAGCTAGCTCTACCAAATATACCACCTAAACCAGTTCCAGGTATACCAAATGCAGCAGCACCTATTAATGCAGCTTTACCTAAATCTGACTTTGCAATTTTCTTAACAGCTCTAGTTGCTTTTTTAACAAGTTTACCTAGACCATACATTTGCCTACCAGTTTCTTCGTCAATAATCCCACCTTGTGCTCTAAATGCTAATCTTAAACCTTCTAATTTTTCTTCCTCTGGTCCTTGTGCCATGATGCTTGGTGCTTGGGCCATCATTTGCGGTAAAAATATTGATTGCCCGTCTCCGTTACCTCTATCATCATCTTCATCATCATCTGTTGTAGTTGGATTAACATTTATATTACTTAAAAAACCTAAACCGGGAATACCTACTATTTTACCAAAAGCAGTTTTTGCTACACTTTTAGGACTTAACAAATTTGTTCTAAACTTCTCGCCAAAACCAACTGGTGGTCTATCAATAAATTTTTCTATGTCTGCAATTCTTTGAGCTCTTTGAGCTTCAGCTATAGCTGCTCTTGTATTTGCAGTTTGTTGAGCTGTGCTTCTATCTTCAACATCTCCTGCTGGCGCTGCTCCTGCTGGAGTATCACTTCTTCCTCCTTGATATCCGCCTTCTCCACGATATCCAGGTCTTTTCTTACCTTTCATTGGTGGGTTTACCAGTTGTTTGTATTGCTGTGCGTTTGTTATGGCCATTTGTCTATTCTATTTTGTTTTTCCTACTAAATCAAGGCTTGGCATGACCACTGTTACATCTCTTTTTATATCAGTTTCTGGCACTCCCTTAGCCTTCCATTCATTTTCATTTTTATATACCTCACCTGTTTTAAGGTTAGATATAGTTGTTATAATTTCTTTTGGTTCTAAAACCGGTAAATCTTTCATTACGTTGTTACCTCTCTTGGCTGTATTTCTAATATTGAAGCTATGACGTGCAGCTCGTTCGCGTCAGCAGCTTGTACTTTTAGTACCTCACTCTCCTCCATTATAAGAGGTTGAGATAAAAGTTCTGTTGTTGCTTTAGATGCTATGGCTTTATCTTTAAATAAATTAAATATAGCACCACTAGAATTTACTAATGTAATAGTTATTGTGCTTCCTGACCCAGCGTCTTCGGATACTATCAATGATTTAACAACAGATGTTTTAAAATTAGGCACTGTGTATAGTGTCGTTAAATCTGTTGTAGTTAAATCTACTTTTTTATTTATAAAACTATTTGCCATTAATTTATAAAGAAGTTTTCAGCTTCTACCTCATCCTTTAATTCTTGTTGAAACGTTGTATTTAATTTTTCTACGATTGCATCAAGATCTCTTACTTGTGATTCTGCAACTGTAACGTCGTATTCTCTACTAGCTCTCGTTAGTACTTGTACTATTTTTGCCATTATCTACGTCCATCTGGTTGTACATCTAATCTAAAAGTTCCTAATTTCCAGTTTTGAGATGTTGATGTATTTGCTACTTTTAATGCAACAGCTCTTGCTCTTGCACGTGTGTCTACTTTTTTTGTAGAGGATGTTACAGTAAATGGTCCAAGTGCAGAACTAGCTTGCGTATCACTTGGAAAATCTCTTAACTGTAATGTAATTTGAGTATTACCAGTTTGAGCTATGAAGTCAGGTATAAATCTTCTTATTTTCATTAAAAACTCTCCATCTCCTCTAAATGTTGCTATACCTGTAGCTTGTCCTGTTGCAGCTCTTTGTTGTGTAATATCAAAATCTCCTGATTGTATATTAGCAGTTATAGCAGTAATGGTTCCATTTCTATTTTGATCAGTTCCTGTTTCGTGTTCATAATAACTTGTTCGACCTTCTGTATTTCCTACGACATCAAAAGACGTGTCAGTATCTGCATCGTATTCTAATGCATGAGGTAGACCAAATACTGCTGAGTCTCTCCACATTGTTCTAGCAAGTGTGCCTACGGTCCAAACAGGTCTTTGCGGAGATGAATCAAAATAATTATAAGCAACCATTTTATTTACTACAGAAGAAGTAGAAGTTGGATAAAACCACATAACCTCACCAAATAAATTATTTAATCCTGCTGAAATCATTTGATTTCCTGATTCCATATTTATATCATCATAAACAAAATCTTCTACTAAACATGGCAATGATTCTAATTTACCAGCATATCTAAAGAAACCATTTTCAGACATCCAATAAGCTGCACCATCAACTTCTACACATGCGTTTTGTCCTGCAAGTCCACAGTTAGTTCCTACTTGTGCAAATGCAAACGTGAAAGGTTGACCAACAAAACGTTGTGTAAATAATGCTGTGTCAGTCCAAACATAAATAGCATCTCTACCTCTAATGGCCCCTCTGATCTGTGATCCATCGGCTAATCTCTGTGTACCAGCTGTATTGGTTGCTGTAGGTGTATAAGTATTTATATCTTCTTGGTCCGAGAATCTAATAAACATATCGTCTTGTGTTGATGTATCTCCAATAGTTGTTTCTGTTCCATAAAATACTAAGTGACGATCTGGTGTTGATACAACCATATGTCTTGATGCTGTAGGTGCTCCAGATATAATTGTTGCTCTTGTTTCTGTTGCGTTCGATAAACTAGAGTCCCATTCAAACACAGCACTATCATGAATTAAACAAATCGCTTTATCACCAAAATTATCTAAGGACCACATACCTGGTTCTAATACTAAGTCTCCTGACGCTGCTTCTCCCCACGCAACATAGTCTGAAGAGTTTGTAACGGTTGCACCATCACTATGAGCAGCTCTTGTAGATCCTCTAACAGCTCTTGTAATACCTGTTAAATTATTTCCAGAAACACCTGTGTAAGATATTTCTTCTGTTCCTACTTGTATAAAATTAGTTCCTGAACTTGGAAACTGTGAAGCGTCTGTTAAAGTTATAGAAGTTCCTGATCCACCTGTTCCTGCAGTATCATCCAACAATGCACCATTTAAAGTAGTTGTTAATGCTGAAGTATCTTCTCCACCCCAAGATCCAAGACCCCAACCAAAACCTTTTGCTTGCACCGCTGGTCCTACAGGATAATAATGTTGTACTCTAATTCCTCCTGATGTCGTTGCACCAGAACCTGATTCATTTGAAGGCATTGTAATTGTTAAAGTGGTAGCCGTAGGAACAGTGGTTACCATAAATTTTTTATCATCAAAATCACTAGCTCCAAAATTAGATCCAGTAATTGTACTAAAATTATCTAATAAAATTATATCTTGAGGATTTATACCATGAGAAGTACTAAAAGTTATTGTAACAGTCGGTGACCCATTAGTCGTGCTAAAAGCGCTTGTAAGCGTTGTCGTAGATTTAATAGGATGTATGTCGTAAAATACACCTCCAGAAAAAGCGTATAAAATTCTATTTGTGCCAATAATTGAATATTTTCTAGATAAACTATTTATGTATTGGTGTAAGCCTCGTCCTGCTCCGGTTAGCTCATTTGATCCGGACCCACCTAGTTGACTCCATCCACCTATTTTTTCAGGCGTGCCATATCTAAATCTAACATTATCACAGTCTACCCATTGGCCTTCTGCTCCTGTGGGTGTTATTTGTTTATTTATGCCTGGCTGAAATCCTATTTTTTGTAACATAGCATAGTTTTTATAGCACAAAGTGCTATTTATTGAAATATGTTAACTACCTCGTCACCATGTATTTTTGTTGTTTTTTTGTAATTTAACCTAAAGAATACTCTTTCATATTAAATTTATATTTATATTTAATCTAACTTTAGTATCTGTTTGAAACACAGCTTGATGTTGATAGCTTCCATCAAATATAACAATATTATTTTTAACAGAAGGAATAAAGTAACTTTTATTTTTATTTTCGTGAATAATAGTCCCTCCATTATTAGTGTTAACATAATAAAGAGCTATTAAATTTTTTATATTTGGTATATCTACATGATTTAAACTTTTAAGTTTTTTAGATTGTTTAGTGTACATATTACATTTTACTCTAAATATATTTAAATCTTTAAAATCATCTTCTTTAATTTTTTTAATTTTATTTACTAACATTTCACCTATCCTCCAATAAGCACTAGAAATTCTACCGTCGGCATAAAGATTATGATTAAAAAAATATTGATTATTATTTTTTGTTTCTAATCCTGTTAAAGCATCTTTATAAAACCATGGAAAATTATCAGAGACTAAAAGTTTTTCAATTTGGTCTGCTGTTTTTTTATTTAAAAAATTTTCTAATCTTAATATCATTTTTACTTTTTCGGATAACCTATATGAACTCTTCCATCAAATAAGTTTGCATTTTTTCCTTCTTGATTATAATGTAAAAAAACCTGTCCACATTCTGTTCCAATAAAAGGCTCTCTCCAATGTTCTAAATCACAACCAGAATAAATAAGCATGTCACCTGGTTTAAGATTTATTTTAATTCCTTTATTTGGATTTTTTATTAACCTTTCTGATTCTGGTTGTTCTTCGTTAGCGTTAGGAAGTAAACTAGATTTTCCCGTTGGATCTAAATAAATAGGCCAGTCGTCTCCGCCTAAATTTAAAGTAGTAGAAACTGCACAACTTGCTCTATCTCTATGTCTTTTTAAAATACTACCATAAGTGTATAGTCTTGTATAAGAGTAAGTAGGAACTAATTTTAATTTAGTTTTTTCACACATTAAAGGAAGAAGCTTTAATAAAAAAGTTTCCATAAGTGTATCCGAATAACAACAATAAGTTTCTTTTACAGGTATTTGTGAATCACCTAAAGTTCCAAATAATTCATTATAGGGAGAAATAGCTCTTTTATCTTTTAAACTTTGTAAAATTTGTTTTTTAATTCGTAAATAATTAAAAGCTAATAATGCCATATCTTTACTAATTGCATTTTTTAAAACTAAATATTTATCTTTCTTAAAAGATTTCATGTAAACAAAGGTCCTTTTAACCATCCAACTAAAGAATAACGAGTTCCAAGAATAACAGGAGTGACCGCGTGTTCTAAAAAAGAAGGAAAAAATATAATACTCCCTTTGTTTTCCCAACTTTTATCAAAACAAATATTCTTTTTACTCCATCGTCTATCAGAATTTATTAAAAACTGTCCACCCACATAACTTTTAGGATCACTTAATTGAAGAACAAAAGAAAGTTTTCTAAACGCATGAGATCCTTTTCCGCTATCTGTATGCCAGTCGTAGTGTTGATTTAAAGATCCTACATATTTAGTAAACTGTAATGGTTCTACATCTGTTAATTTAAAATTCCATTTAGCATTTTTATTAGCTTCATGAACTAAAGGCCATAACTCTTCATATATCCAAGGTTCATTTAACCACACAACGTGAGAGTTTCTTATTTTTTTACCTTCTTTTTTATACATTTTATCTTTAGACAAACCTCCCACCGTTGCAACTACTTGAGATTTTTCTAATGAAAAATCAATTATTTCATCACAAAAATTAACAGGAAGTTTATCATCCATACGATAAATATAATTTTCTAAATACATATTCTTTCTTTACCTTTTCTTTCTTCATTAAAATGAAGATTAATTATTCAGAGGGAGGTGCAACCCACGCTTGAGCTGATTCGTCCCAATAATAACCTTGCTCTAATTGTTCTGCAGTTGGATCAACAGGGGCTCGCCATTCTGCTTTTTCAACATTCCAAACCCAGCTAGTAAACCCTTCAGGTTTTCTTAATATAAATTGATCATTTACCGGATCATATGTTCCACCTCTTTCAGCCATATTACCTCTAAGAGGTGTTTTACCTTGATCGTGTTTATTAGAATGCGTATTAATTGAACATTTTATAAACTTTCCACCATTTTTTACAAAATCTGTATCTTTATGAGTTTCTTTTAAATACTGATCTCCGGTAACTTCATTTTCAACTCCATCTACCATTTGATCTTCGTCTTTAACAACTGAAACATTTATTACGTTATTATCTTTGTCTACCCATGCATAGTGTGCCATAATTTATCCTTACTTATATTTATACCTTATATAAACAACTCCTGATGCGCCATTTATTGTATCTGTTCCAGCAGAAGCTCCAGCTCCACCAGCTCCAGTATTTGCATCTTGATCAGATGGGTTTCCGTCTGGAACTTTACCTAAATAATGCATTGCAGCGGTACCACCAGGGCTAGATATTCCACCTTGTGCTAAAATTACACCCATGTTTTGATCATCTGGGTTGTTTGCTCTTAAAGTATTAGTTACAAATGTTATTGCTCCCATGCCTGCTGTACTATCAGTACCCGCAGTTCCAAGAGAGTGGAGACCCGAAGCTCCTCCGCCTCCTTGAGCACTTCCATTAGTTCCTTGTGGAGGTGTTGTAGGTGGATTATTTCCTGGTCCAGAAGTTGCAGGAGGAATTCTACCATGTCCACCACCTGATCCAAGGTTTCCAGTTGGTGCGCTGTGGTTTCCTCCACCTCCACCTCCGCCATTTGAGGTGATTGTTGAAAAAGAAGAATCTCCACCGTTGCTACCCGCGCCTCCAGGGGAACTTCCTCTTCCACCGGCTGCTCCTACTACTACAGGGTAAGTTCCAGGGGATGCTGAAACAGGAAGCGTTGTTCCTGATCCTTTGTTATCTGCGAAAGATACTCCAGAAGAACGGTATCCTCCGGCTCCTCCGCCTCCGCCAAGTCCGTGTTGTCCAGATCCGCCTCCGCCGCCTCCGCCGACTACAACGTAATCAACTATTGCACTTTCAGGATCTCCTGATCCCACAGAAGTTACAACAAAGTTAGCATCGGATGTAAATTTATGAATTTTATAATCTCCCTCTGATGTAATAGTTCCACCAGTTGCAGAAATAAAAGTTCCTCCCGCAGATCCAGTTGAAGCAGCAATAATTCTTCCAGAAGAATCTACTGTAATATCAGCTGTTGTAAAAGTTCCTTTTGCGGGTTTAATAATCTTTGGCATTTTTTATCTTTCCTCCTATTTAAATTAATCTACCAATTCAACGTAAGAAACATGATAATCTAAATCGTTAGCAGCTCCTGCTGTAATTGCGATTATATCTGTTTCATCTAAATAAATTGGTGTATCAATCATGCTTAAAGTTGAATCAGCTGGCACTGAAATTGTGCTTGCTATTTTAAAATATGTAGAACCATTATCATTGCTAATTTCAAGTGTGCAATCAGCTGCGTTAGTTCCATCATCATTCGCTACTAATATTGTATCTATTCTCACTGCAGTTTCTGCAGGAACGTCTATCATAGTCGTTCTGTTAGTGTCTCCTAAAGTGCCCATTGCATTTTTAGGTGTAATTGTTGCTATGTTTACAAGATTTGGTGTTGCCATTTTTTAATCTCCTGTTGTTTTCTATCCGAAAATCATGGAAAAGACAATACCTTTTCCGTCGGTTGTTATTTTTTGTGTTGAACTAGTGCCGTTAGCATTAGTTAATTTACCAACTCCTGAGCCTTTTGGCACCAAAGTAAGGTCAATATTAGTGTCACCTCCAACTGCTGAAATAGTAGGACTATTACCAGTTGCAGCATTTGTTATATCAAAATGGTTAACTGCAGAGGCTGTTGTTTGAAACTGTAGTTGTTCATTACCATTTTCATCTCTAATTCCATGATCATCATCAAAATCAATCATAAAAGAATTAGTATCTAAATTACCACCTAATTGTGGTGAAGTATCATCTACAACATCTCCACCAAATTCAACAGAAACAATATTTGGATTAGTTCCATCATCTGCTTTTGCATATGCTAAAATAGTTTTACCACTTGCTACAGTTGCTGATGTTCCAGTTCCAGTTACATATTTAAATACAACATTTTGTGAACCAGAAGTTCCATTTTTTAAAAGATAAAGTTGTTGCACATCTAAAGGAATAGTTACATTTCTAGATGCTGTGAGTGAGCCTGTAAATTCTATAACTCTGTGTGCAAGAGTTGCACCGGTTGATCCATCAGAAACTGAAAGAGTTGTATCTCCAGAATCAGATACAGCTTGTGAAGCTGTTCCGCCAATTGCTTGTTCTACGATTTCTAAATTAGTATTAGTTTTTGTACCCCAAGTACCAGCGTTTTCACCGGTTGCTTGTTTCTCTATACCAAGAGGCGTATATGTTGAAGCCATAATTTTTTATCTCCTATGCAGCGTCAGTATAACTTGTATTTGATCCAGTTGCAACATCTGAATACGAACTGTTTGATCCTGTGGATACGTTACTATGAGACGTATTTGACCCAGAACTTACATCAGAATAACTACTGTTCGATCCCGTTGATACATTACTATAAGATGTATTTGATCCCGTGTCAACAGGCCCATAAATTGGAATTGTTGTAACATTTCCTAATGTGAAAGTTGCTGAAATTCCGGTTAATCCAACTGCCATATCTGCAACTGTCGTAGATCCAACAGAAGCAGTAAACGATTGACCAGTTAAACCCATAACATCTGCAGGACTTATATTTCCAACAGCCGATGTTATAGAAATACCAGTAGGTATTATTATTGGATTTGAGGATATTGAAACATCTCCTAAAGAAGAAGTAAATGATTGACCAGTTAATCCAACTGCCATATCCGCAACTGTTGTAGATCCAACAGATGCATCAAAAGATTGACCAGTTAATCCAATAACATCAGCAGGGGCTATAGATCCAACCGATGCATCAAAAGATTGTCCAGTTAATCCAACAACGTCCGCAGGGCTTAGTGATCCAACAGATGCATCAAAAGATTGACCAGTTAATCCAACTGCCATATCTGCAACTGTCGTAGATCCAACAGAGGCAGTAAACGATTGACCAGTAAGAGTTAATACAACACTATTAGCTTCTCCCCAAGATTGCTCTCCCCAACCATCTCTACCCCAACCGACTAGAGTTCCTTCATATTCTAAATCACCAACGGTAGAAGTTATAGATAAACCGGTTAAACCAATAACATCAGCAGGAGATATTTCTCCAACAGAAGAAGTTATTGATTGACCTGTTAATTCTACAGTTTGAATATCTCCTGCACTTACGCTTCCCACAGAAAATGTTGCTGATACACCTGAAGGCTCTACAGTATAAGCGACACCCCAACCCGAATTACCCCAAGCTTGTCTTCCCCATCCAGCAAAGTTTTCTGCAACAATTGTTCCAACAGAAGAAGTTATAGATTGACCTGTTAAAGTTACAATTGTTTCTGCAATTATATCAGTGCTTCCTTGAAGAGCATCTATCTGTTGAGGCATTGTAACCTCTACAGGTATTAGTTGTGAAGCTGTAACGCTTCCAATTGAAGATGTTATTGACTGACCAGATGGTTTAACAGAATATTCAACTCCCCAACCAGAGTTGCCCCATTGTTGTCTTCCCCAACCTTCAACGTTAAAAGCTGATTCATCTCCTAATTCAGAAGTTATAGAAAGACCTGTTAAAGAAACAGTTACTACTTCAGATTGCCAAGAATTGGCGCCCCAAGTGTTATTGCCCCAGGTTGATGCCATAAGGAGTCCCTCCTTATGCTAATCGTATGATTGCGTTAGTTGCGTCTGCTGTTGGGAATTGAATTGTAAAAGTACCAGAAGATACAGTTTTGTCTGCTCCAAATGCAATAACAGCAACTGCATCAGTAGTGCCGCTACCACCATCTGTTGTTGTGTTATATATTAAAGCTCCATTTGCTGTAAAAGACGCAGAAGTATATGATACATCTGAAAAATCTGTAAAAGCTGTTGTTGAAGATAAAGACACACCAGAATTTGTTAGTGTTGCACCACCAGCTGTATAAGCTGTGCCAGACGTATTTGTAATTTCATTTGAAGTTGAATAATCAGTTGTTGCAGCCCCTAAAGATGCAGAACTAGTAAATAAAGCTATTTTAAAAGTATGACCACCAGAGGATTGAAAATCGTGTTTACCTTGTAAGAGTTCTTGTTTAAAACTTGAACATATTGCCGATGTAATTGCCATATTTTATCTCCTATTAAGGGTTTGCTGAGGTTATTGGTATTCGAACAGTGCCATCTGTGTAGTCATCTCTTCGTCTTCTACCAACTTGCTCATTAGCAAACTTCTGTACCTCTTGTTTATATTTATTTTCGTATAAAGTCAACATATCTATAGGGCCTTTTAAAAAGCCGTATGCTTCTGATAGACAGCAATATAATAGCCCATTTGGAAAGTTTAAACTGATGTAATTAGTGTCGTCATTTTCTAATAAAGCTGGAGCTTTATTAAAATGTATTCTAAATCTGTAAGTAGTATTTGGAACTGGAGCTACGATAATACGACCAGATGTAGTGTCAGCTTCTCCTGTTGCTCCTCCATACATCGCATAGTATTTTGGTTTTCCTTGAGCTGCAGACGTGCCAGTAATATCTTGATACTCTTGTAAGTAAGTATAATCTTTTTTCTCTAACCATGTATTAGCCCCTGTAATTTCAGATCCAGCAGTATCATAAACTTGCACACCTCTAACAAATACGGCTCCTGCTGGAACATTAATACTTTCTTGTCCAGCCACAAAATTACCTAATTGTTGTTGTCGATCTGCATCAATAGGCACTTCTCTAAATATTCTATACTGAGCATTTAAAATAATATTTTCTAAAACAGAATCAGATAAAACATTTGAATCTGTTTCAGTGTAACTTCTAATTTGAGTTTTTAATCCTGATGCACTTAATCCAGCCATTATTTTCCTTTATGTTTTAAACGTATCTTTTTTTGTTTTGCAGTTTCATTTATTATTTGAGATTCTTGTTTTTCAATTTTATCTTTGTCTCCACATTTACATTGTTTAATGTGAAATATTTTGCAAACCCATTTTTTTATAAATTTAATCATGCCTCTATAGTTACGGGTCCTACTGAACAACCGTAACCTCCTCCTTTTATTCCTCCTTTTGTAGCAGTATCTGTATCAACTGTAAAATGAAAATAATTAGATGTAGCATAATCACTTGTTACTGCTGCGTCATTTACATATAAACCAGTCGTAATTGCATAACCCGCTGATTTTGCAATGTTTGCACCTGTAATTCCATCAAAATCTTGTGGATTAGAATATGCAAAACTTCCTGTGCCTGGAGACGTCGTTGGCGCCCCTCTAAATCTATATGTTGTGCCACTTGTTAAACCATGGCCTGGAGAAAAAACATTTATAATTCTAGACCCAGCTTCATAACTTTCAAAACCATCATCAGCTATCCTTACAGTGACCTCCGGTTCTGTTCTCCCAGGTCTAACATGCCTTAAAGATATAGCATCAGCTGACATTGGTTTTGGTTCTAATTGTGGTTGTTTTGGTTCAAACTCTGATACGTGCACAAAAGAACCATTCCATTCTCTAACCATTTCTTTGTATGGAAATTCCATACCAGATCTATCTGATATTGCTTTTGCGTATTTTCCTGTTGCGTACTTTGGCATTATGCTCCTGGGTAATAAGCTTTAGGTGTAATATAAGTGCTGGAAGCTGATCCATCTTCTGCTAAGGCTCTTGCTAATTCATCTTCATAAGCTAATTTCATAGCTTGAATTAAATTAGGTTGATATTTTTGTGACAAATAATATGCAAGTCCTGACACCATACAAGGCACAAATCTAAATGGTAAATCAGTTGCATTCGTATAATCTCCAACATCTTGTATTCTTTTTATAAAAAAGAAATGCATATCTTTAGATGCATTTGTTGAATCTGGGGTTGGATAGACATGTATAGTAACCTTATCTACAAATCTTTCTACCCAATACTGATTAGGTGTTCCTTTAGATAATTTGTTTGAAAATCCTGCGTATGTAGATCTATCTACCTTTGTCATTGGACTATCTGATTGTGTTGTTTGAGTTCTATTTGATCTTAACTGTGCCTCAAGAACATCGGATATACCAAATACACTAGACGGGTCTGTTGTGCTAGCTGACGTTCCATCATCACTAGATCTAAAAAAATCATAATCTGCTTGACCTTCTATGAGATCTAGATTTGTTGAACCTACTTCCCAATAGTGAATACCTCTATTACCCCATTCTTGAAATAAGATGTTAAGAGATCGTCTTGCAGATTTAAGTTGATAACCTGCAACATTTTGCAATCCAATACGTTCAAAAGCTTCTTCTACTATTTCATCAATAGCAAAAGTTTTATCGAACGTTGTTGTCCCCGAGGTAGTATTAGCCATTTAAAATCCTACGAATCGTAAATTTTAATCCATTCACAAACAATTGTAGCTGAATCCCCATTAGCACAAGCTGGTAATGTGACGTTAACATCCCCTGTAAAATTTGTAGCTTCGGTATTTTTTAATCCACCAAAAGATGAATAGTCATATTCCATTTCACCTGCTAATGTTTGAAATACCACATCCGTGTCAGCATCCCATAACATTCTAATTGCATCAACTGGTGCTGTTACTGAAACGTTAAAACTAATTTTATTTAATCTTACCGTTTTACAAGTTTTACCATTGTTTGATGCTAATGCGGAAACATCAACTATTTTAGTTGTGCCTCCAGTAGAATCAGAAACTACATTGTAGTGAGTGATAAGTTTTTTTGCTCCGTCAAATACAGTTGTGTTTAATACTGTGTCTGCCATGTGTTGTCCTCCTTTTAAAGGACGCCTGCATTACCAGGCGCCCCGAGTTAATTATTAATTACGATGCAAATGCAAATGCACCAGTAGTAGCGTCTGCTGCGCCACCCATTCTAGATGCGATATGCCATGTTCCTTTTTCATAACAAATAAAAGCAATCATGCTTCCTGTTGTGAATAAGTTTGTTGCCGCGTTTGCTGGTGTAAAAACTAATTGAGTTTCACTTGCTGCTGAAGTGTCAAAAGTTACCTCTGAAGATGCTCTTGATTCAATTACTGAACCAGTAGCCCAAACATCAGAACCTGCTGCATCAAAAGTTAATGTAGCTGTTCCACCAGTTGTGTCTTTTGCTTGTGCGTAAACTACAATAGTTCCTTGCGTTGCCGCAGGTAACGTACAAGCAGCTGCTGCTGCACCTGTGTAGTTTACAACTGATATAGTGTCTGCCGCTAGTGTTAAACTAGATGCTGTTGCTACATCTGATACCGATAAACCAGTTAAGTCAGGCATACCTGAACTCATTCTAGTTGTGATTGCTCCCGT